CAGGCTGTGCGAGATGCACAGGACCACGCCAGATAACGTTAGCCATTATTTGGCCTCCTGATCAGCTTGGTTCAAGCTATAGCCTTCGAACTCGTCTTTGGCGTTGGTAACTGGAGCGCCCGAAACGATTCCGGCTGCGGTTTGCACGCTAGCGAACATTGCATCCAGAGCTTCACCGCTCAAGGCGTTTGCAACAACTTCGCCGTGAACTTTGGCTACTGCTTCGCGCTTGTCTTTGAGCAATGCGTCAGAGTTCGCCTGCAAGGCTTCCTTCAACGACTTAACTTGAGCCTCTGAAGAGTCCAGCTTGAGGTTCACTGCATCAACTGCTGCGCCCACTGCCTTATCAACGATGGCCTGAACTTCTTCAGGGGTCATATCTTGTTCCTCGGGGGTATTAACCTGCACAACAGGCTGATTAGTTTTGGTACTGAAATATTCTAACACGGAACGCAAACGCCCCATGACAGAGTTGGTTTTCACCTTATAAGACGTTTCCGCAACTACTGTACGAGACTCGCCAGTTAGAATCGGGTTGTCGCCTTCAAAGTGGTAGTCGATTGAATACATGCCTTCTGGAGTGCAATATACAAGCGCACGATCGTCGAAGTCTTGCACGTATGCGTAAGAGTCGGATGTTGCGAATCGCTCCTTTACTGCCTCAGACAGAATGGCAAGCTTCTCGCCGTATGAGTCGTCTAGGGCATCTTCGTTGACAGTTGGCAGCACTGAGTTAATGACCGACTCGCAGTTGACCGCGATTGCAACCTCATCACCGCCAGCGCCTTGTTCGTGGAACAGGATTGCCAGGTGGTCGTAGGATTGCTGAGTGGCGATCCAGCTATAAGGCTTGCCACGAGATTCGCCTTTGGCGTTTACGCGGGCGGTCATCAAGCCGGTAGACATCTGGATCGGGTCTGGCTTATCACCATTGCCAGCCTGATAGGACTCAGCCTTATCAACCCAGTTGAGCAGCATTTCGCCGTCCGGATGCGACTTGGCGACTCGCTCATTGATCATAACTTCAGTCAGGTAGTCTTCGCCGTTCTGCCGTACGTTCTGAGCGTGAACACCGCCATAGTGCTTGCCTAGTGCCACCGCTACATCAGCATTGTCTAGCGAGCTGATAGCGACGTACTGACCGTTAACCTCTGGATGACCAAAAGGCATCACTCGGCCATCCATCGAGGCATAACCCTTTGCGTTCTCGGATGAAGAGTACAGACCATCGTTTAAGACAATGTTGTCTTTCATCCACAGCACGTTCTTGATAACCGCGTACTTCTCGCCAGCTACCTCAGTGCGCTCAATCTTGATCGAGTCAGCGTTAACCGCCGACAGGATATTCACACGCGTTTTTTTCACAGGGCTAGCCCTCCAATAGATAGCCGATAGTTTAACATGCCAAATTCTGGACAAAAGAAAGCCCTCGGGTTAGGAGGGCTTTGGTTTGTGGTTATGGGTTATGGGCGGCTATGGAATTCAAAATTCTTAGCCATCCAGCCGTTAGCTTCTCCTTTGTCGTCTCGATTAAGGCTTACACGCGGAGATCCATAAGATAAAGAAGTGGCCGTTACTACATACAACTTGTCTTTTGTAAATTGACCGTTGTAGTCAGTCTTGCTGGAAACTAGATCCCCAGCCTTCCAATTCCGCCAATCGCTCATGTCGGCAGCAGGCACATAATGTTGCATAGCCTTCTTGCTATCAGTCTGCATCATCAAGCCCTCAGCATCCAGCAAATCAACATTCCGCTGAATCTCGCGCTCGCAGTCTTCGATGATGGCTTGGCAGTGGATGATTGTGTCGCGCCAAGCAAGAGGGCCTGAGCTTTGTTCCCATTTGGCTTCAGTAGCAATGTCTAACGCAGCATATAGATCGTTAAGGCTATCGAATATACGTCCTTCTCCGCGATCTGTTGCGTCCATTGCCTCGATTGTCTTCACACTAACCATTTCTACTTCCTCCGCTTGTGGCTGGCTTAGAATTTGGTACTTCATGATGTCCCATGACTCATTTTCATGCTTCCAATCCATCAGTTCTGGCTGATCCGTTCCTGATACATCGCCATCTCGAAAACGAACCTCAATTCTTTCTCCGGCTCTCACTGGGCATTTGCTACCACCCCGATGCCGCTTCCACTCGCCACCCTTCTGACGGTCGCGCTCGGCTTGCCATTGGGCGCGATCCACAAAAGGCAGGTCATCGCCAAGCCCAGCTAGATCCTTGGTTCGCTGATCTAAATCTACGTGGCCCACAGGATAGAAGTCATAGGCAGTCATCGGAGCGCCCCTGATCTCGCCATTAGGATCGCAAGTAAACTTATTGATACGTTCCGGCCATTCCGCTAATTCCTTCGCCAAAATCTCAACCAATTTCATCCGTCCAACCCTCCATTTAAAGTACGCAAACCTTAGCCCATGCATGCCATGCAAGCAAGTGCTAAAATAGGGATAATTTACGAGGCCCTATTTTATGACTGTGAAACGCACGCCTGCACTAGATTTGGCGCTTAACTCGGCATTGAGCGAGCGTCAGGCTGTGATGAGCCGCCAGTCTCTGCTGATGGGCGGGATTGACAATAAGCGCCCTGATGCCTGGTGCAGCTACGGCTATAAGGATGTTCTCTGCTTCAACGACTACTATCGCCTATTCGAGCGCGGCGGCATTGCTCACGGCGCGGTGATGACGCTGAACGAGAACTGCTGGTCGACTGATCCAGAGGTTATCGAGGGTGACGAGGAAGATCGAGCAGAAGCTCCGACTGCATGGGAAAAGCAATTCAAGAAGCTAGCCAAGCGCCTGAAGCTGTGGGAGAAGTTCCGCGATGCCGATATGCGCCGTTTGGTTGGTCGTTATTCGTGCATCCTGCTGCAATTCAAGGATTCGAAAGACTGGGATCAGCCAGTCGTCACGGCATCAGAGAAGCAACTGATCAACCTAATCCCTGCATGGGAAGCGCAAATTTGGGTGTCAGCTTGGTACGATGACCCTAAAGACGTGAACTTCGGCAAGCCAAAGACGTTTATCTACACCGAAAACGCACTCAACACGAACAAAGATGGCGAGCCTGGCCGAATCATCACTGTTCACCCTGATCGCGTCGTAGTCATTGGCGATATCCGCAACGGTATCCCATTCCTGCAAGCCGGATTCAACGACTGCGTGAACATGGAGAAGGTTCTCGGCGGCTCGGGCGAATCATTCCTGAAGAACGCCAGCCGTCAATTGGCTATCAACTTCGACAAGGAGGTTGATCTTTCGGCTATTGCGCGCGCACACGGAGTAGCTGAGGGCGAGCTGCAAGAGATCTTCGATGAAGTAACGCGCGGCATGAACCGTGGGCAGGATCAGACGGTAATCACCAAGGGCGCAACTGTAACGCCTCTGGTGGCTAACGTTCCAGATCCGATCCCGGCCTTCGATGTATCGCTGCAATCCTTCTGCGCATCTATCCGCATCCCGTCCAAGATCATCGTTGGCAATCAGACTGGCGAGCGTGCGTCTACTGAGGACCAGAAGACATTCAACAAGCGCTGCCAGGGTCGTCGGGTTAGCCTACTATCGTCGGACATTGAGACGTTTGTTGATCATCTGATGCGGCTTGGTGTGCTGCTTACGGTTGAGTCGTCTGTTTGCTGGGATGACTTAAGCGAGGCGTCTCAGGCTGAGATGCTGGCTAACGTCGTGCTCATGGCCGATGTAAACCAGAAAATGCTTGCCAGTGGTGAGCTGGTATTCAGCATCAAACGGATGATCGAGGCGTCTGGCTACGATTACGACGCCGAGGAATTGACTCCGCTTCCCGATGTAGAGCCAGCGCCAGAAGATCCGGCAACCGTGCAATAATCAAGGCCCGAAAGGGCCTTTTCTAATTAGAGGTAAGCATGGCAGGCAGCCCGATTCTCCCCCGCTCAAGCACAGACCCAACCGGCCAAGACACCCGCGAACGCCGAGCCATTAAAGACTTCGACCGCCGAGTTAACGCAATCGGCAAAGAAGTCCTGCGAATCCTTGGCGAGCAGAATTACACGGTCGTTACGCTGAATGCGCTGGAGATCAACGCGTCGACGTATCAATTCGCCCTAGACCAGGCAATCCTGGCTGGCATTAACTCCGAGATTGAGCGGATCTGTAACCTTATCCTTTTGGAGGGTGGCGAGCAAGACTTGTGGTTTATGAGGGCCTATGTCGAGCCTGCGTATCAGCAAGGAACCGCTACGACAGCAGCTAACCTAACCGTGCAATCAGAGGCCTACGCGCTAACCAAGCCAACCCTGGACGCCATCCTGTTTAGCCCTCCATATCGCAAGCGCATCAGCCTACTAGCTGCTCGTGAATTCGAACTGATGCAAGGTTTCAGCCAGCAGATGAAATCGGATCTCGCGCAGACTTTAACGCGGGGAATGATCGCCGGTCAGAATCCTAGGATAATCGCCAAAGACATTCAGGAGCGTACAGGCGTCAACCGCTCGCGTGCTGAGCGGATTGCGCGGACTGAGGTTGCGAATTCGTTTAGACAGGCGCGCATGGACGAGGCTCAGGCGGCTCAGGTTGATTTGGGTATCAATACGCGACTCATGCATATCTCTGCACTGTCTCCCAGCACGCGCCCGTCACATCGTGCTCGTCATTCGCACATCTACACTATTCAGGAAGAGAGAGATTGGTGGGCGATCACGCCGAACATGATCAACTGCTACCTTCCCGGAACGAAGGTAGCTGGTCGATTCAAGGCTGGATCAAAAAGCTACTACAGCGGCCCTGTCGTCAAGGTAGTGACTGCTAGTGGCCGGAACTTTACCGTCACCGCTAATCACCCCGTAATGACCAGTAACGGAATGCTGCCTGCTGCAAAAATCACAGAAGGCAACGATCTTCTGGCATACGGCGTCAAGGTCGAAAACTCTGTTCGGGTATCTGCATTGGATGATGAACAGGTTTCGGTTGCTGTCGAGGATGTGTTTAGCGCGCTCCTTAAGGTAGGTAAGTCGCGTCCTATCAGGGTGACTGCTGTAGATTTCCACGGCGACGCTGAATTCATGGATAAAGGCATCGACGTTGTACTTGCTGATCGCGTATTGACCTTCGGCTGCGATACCAAGCTCGCCGAGTCTCTGGATAACCTCGCCCTCAAACATTCCGACGCGGGCCTCACTCATGCCAATGGATCTCTTCTCCAGAACATCAAGACTGTCCTTCTGTCCTCTCCGGTTTTCATGAGCGTTTGCGGCTCTCTGCTTCCTGAAAGATGGAGCAAGCTTGCTAGCGCTAAGAAAAGCCGCCTCGCTCATTCCACGGTATTCGAGTCCGCGCATCGTGAACCATCGATTCAGCGTAATCCTGGAAACTCCGGTTTATTTGCTGAGCTGAAGAATCGTTTTCCCGGCGACATGATCGGCGTGAAGAGCCTCTACATCGAACTGATCGGCAAGGTTAGGCGGCTTGATTCCATCCTGTCTAAACCAATCCCAAACGGTTCTGCTGCTAACTCCGGCGACAACCGCAAGCTGCTTGAGGGTCTTGCCGCGCCCGTATTCTTCGACAAGGTTGTTGAAGTCACTATCACTGATTTTTCTGGCCACGTTTATGATCTCGAAGAGGTTTCCGGGCTCATGGTAGCAGAAAATCTAATAATGTCAAATTGCAAGTGTTCGACAGTAGAGATCCTAGTTGACGACAAGGGAAACCCACTCTCCCCCGGAATCATCGAGCGAGCCAAGCGCAAACTTGACAAATGAAAAAACACCAAATCTCAAATGTCCACGGTTTATGGGTCGTGGACAGATGGGGAATGGTGTTTTAGGTAAAGTCAAGGCCCTTGTTTAGAGGGTCTTTTGTTTTACGGGAGGAATCCGACTATTACAACTATTGCTCCGGATATAACATTATCCAGCGGGAATTCTTTTAGAATCTGCGTTTCCTCATTAAAGTCTCCGTCTTCCTTGAATAGCATATCTAGCAACTCTTGCTCAATAGCCCTATCTGCTAGAGTGCTGTTCACATACGTTTTGTGCATATGCGAATAGTCGCCATCCTTTACGAAAAAGCTGATTTCAGACTCTCCGCACTGATCGTAGATAAAAACTGTCTTAGTCATCAAACCACCTCCCGCTTAAACCCAGCATCAACCAG